TCATAGTAGGCTTGGTATAGTTACCTGCTTTATTTACTGTTGATTTTCTTTTTTTCCTAGCCATAATTTACCACATTTTGCAAGACCAGTATCTTGCTGTTGTTTTATCCTTTGCTGTAGCACATCTGTGCCTTGCCCTAAAAGATTTTCTTCTAGCAGGGCTTGATTTTTTAATTCTCATGTTAGGGTCGCCAAAAGCTACTCTTTTTACTTTACTTCCAGCTTTTACATACACTTGGAACTTTTTTCTCCCATAGCCTGTTTGCCCTCTACGAATACGAGTTGGTTTATTTAATCTAACTGATTTTCCTTTAAACTTTGCCAACTCACTTTTTCCTTTTAATTCTTCTTTTAACTTTTCTCTTCATTTTTCTTTTTTTGCCATATCTCATTTTTCCGTATGCCATATTTCCTCCTTAACCTAAACTTATTACTCTTATTTCTGTATCTGATTTAGAGTTGCAGCTTCTTGCCTCTAAAGTAACTGCGCCATTAATAGTAGTAGCGCTATCTTCCACACCCCCTGAATGAGCTGCTTTAGTATTAGCCGAAACAACAAACTCTGCATTTGGGTAAGCATTTATATTGATTTCGCCTGTCTCGTAGTTGACTGTAGCACTACCTCCCGCACCTGCTAAATTTCCTTTCCCATCATCAAGTAAAAAAGCATTTACATTTTTCATTTCTGAATAAGTAACAGAATCTCTTATAGTGTCGTCAGGCAATTTCGCTGCAACAGCAGCCTCCAATGAACCTACCGCAGGAATTATGCCTACTCCAAATGGCGTAGTTCCACCACTTGGGGCAGCCATTAATATTGCACCTGTGGAAAGTCTTGAGCTGTCAGTAATCCTTACATCACCATTAACAATAGCTATGGTTGCTTTTTTATTTTTTAGATTGGTTCCAGTCGTAAATTTGTCATTAATTGCACTTTGGATTTTGCCAATTACATTACCAAAAGTAACATCACTTGAATCAGTTGTGAAAGCTACATCATCTGATGAGCCTCCTGATACTGTAAGAGCAAAAGTGTATGTTGTTGACGTAGCCAGACCTGTTTTTGTGCTAGACGTTATTCCCGACAGCCCAAACTCTTGATAGCCATGTTCGTAAAACTTAATAGCTACAGAACCTGCGACAAGTCCATCGCATACAGTATCGGCAGTTCTTCCATACCCAAAGAAATTCATAGCCCTAAATAAACCACTACCGTTTGTTTTAGCTACTGTTGCGCTACCATTACCACCCCCATTATAAGAAGTGTCGTCAAAATCATGGTGCATATTAAAGAAAGGAAGCCTAACTGCCACATCATCTGCATGAGTTGCTGCTGTTGAGCCATACAAGCCTCTAATAATTGTAAGTGTACTGTTAGCCAAATCTGCTCCTGTACCCACAGCAGTTACTTCACATATCTCATTTTCTAGCCTTATTAAATCACCTACTTTAAAAAACTTACTATGTCCGTTTTCAAGGTTAAGAGTAGTGTGTGTAGCATCAGAGCCCATTGTAGCTGATGTTGCATGATCTACATCTGCACCACTATCAACATACTCATTAGAATCGGGGGCTGCATTACTAACCACAACGCCCATGCCTCCTCCAAATTCAGTAGATGTTCCAATTAATCTATTATTAGGCAGATAAACACATTCACCTGCTGGCAATAACATTGAAAGATAATGACTGGCATCATTTACAGTATCTGCTGAATCAGTAGCATCATCAGTAACCCACTCTGATGTAGATATAAGAAGTTCACAGCCCACATTGCCAGTATTCTCTACTAGTATTGCTTTTGGAGCAGTCATTGTATCATTTGCTACACTTGTTCCATAATTAACTAAATCTATACCTGCATTAGAATTATCTACTTTTATAACCTTATCAAAAACTACATTGTAGTTTCCTGTTATGTTTTTAGTGTAATCTAATCCCCTGTCTGTACTTAATTTTATCTCTTTTGTATATTGAGCCATTTTATCTCCTTACTGATAATGATATTTTACGATTAATTGAGCTGTTAAATCTGTTGTTGCGCCTACATTCTCTATAAAAGCTAACACTACTTTATCTGCTGCTACATTTGCAGAATCTACTGTTAATGTTGTGCTTGTTACTCTGTCATTGCCTGTTGTTAGTGTAGAGCCATTGTGTGCTAACAATGTACCATCAGACAAATCTCCTGCACCACTTCCTGTTCCTGTAGCTATTGTATATGAAAACAAATGGAAATTAACTGTATCTGCTGCCTCTCCACCACCTAAAACCCTAACCTCATCTATAGTTATTGCAGATGGAATGTACCAGATAGAACCAACTAAAGCATTTGCATTAGCCTCTGAAGATGATAGTGTAAAAGTAGTTGCAGGGTCTGTGCCTGTTCCAAAGTCTAGTGATGTTAGCCCTGCCCAACCACTATCAACAAACATAGAATGATGTTTTCCGCTAGTGGGCTGTAGGTCGTGTACTGAATATCTTTGGATTTGAGTATTAGCATAGTTTTGAGTAGCCCCTACTTTTACTGCACTATTTGTTGTATCTACTGTTAATAAATCTGTACCACCTGATGTTTCGACCACCATTGCATCTGTTTGGTCAGAAGAAGGTTTTACATGAAGTTTGTTCTGCCCTAATGTTAAAGATGTAGATTGCCCTAATCCATCTTTAATATTTGTACCATTAGCAGTTCTACCACTACCACTATTATCTACTTGCAGTATATCTCCATAAGTGCTTGCTATTGTTTTGTTTGTAAATGCCATCTATTCTCCTGTTGTAATTGTTGCAGGCAAAGCTAATGCTCTAATTATTACTGGTGGTGCATGTGTTCCTGTTGTCCTATTTCTTCCATGACTAATATGAACACTAGCTTCACTAGCTAATCCTGCTAAATAATAAGTAGTATCTGTTCCTGCTGTAAGCCCTGTAACTGCAAAGTTAATATTTTGCACATAATGGTCAGTTTCGTCAATGTAAAAAGTTTGGTCAGCATCATAAGTATGTGTTTCATCTAATTCAGCATAAGATGTACCTGTAGATAAACTAAATTTTGCCCCACCTGTTGTAGCAGTTACCCAAAACGAACATTGTATCTCAACATTCCCGCTAGGGGGCACAATAAACTGTATTGAAAAGTTAGTGCCTTGGTCAGTCTGTATAACTGTCATTGCGCTTGAGTTTATAGTTGTAAAGTTGTTTCCTAAAGTCGTGCTGTCATTTGCAATTCTAGTGTAGCCTAAAATCATACCTGCATAAGCACTATCTGTCGCACTAAATTCTGTACCATTAGCTAAAGCAGAAGTATGTTTAGTAGCTGCTATAGTTATTCTATCATTAGCCTCATCAAAAGTAGCCATAGTATCACCACCCACTACAATCTCTAAATCATCAGCAGATGCTTCATGTATATAAGTATGTCCACCAATACCATCTAAACTTAATTTACCTGTAGCTGCTACTGCTATATCATCTCCTGCTACTATATCTCCATTTGGAACAGTTAGTGCTGTGGCTGATAATTCTAAAAAAGTATTTCCGCCTACTGCTGCTTGAGCGTCAATTTTTAAAGAATTGTCAGTAGCATCATGCCCTATTCTCCATCTGTTAGTCGCCCCTTCATTAAAAGACAAAAAAGAATCTTTTCCGCTAGAAGCCACCAATGCTATACCTGAATCTTTGTCAGCTCCAACGACAGAGGCATAAGTAAAAGAATCTATAACTATCCCCTCTGTGTCAATAGTGAGATTGCCAACAGTTTCGTTACCCTTTATTATTTGACTGCTAGGAAGGCTAATATTGCCTCTTCCTGTGCTTGTGTCAGTTACAGTTAAGTTTCCGTCAACATTTACATCTCCGTTAATTCTAGCAGATTCGGCTGTCAGACTTTTAAGACCTAAATCACCTGCTGTTATTCTCAATCCTTCAGTAGACAGCTCTATTCCTGTAGAAACGCCATCTACCTGTAAAGGTCTTAAAAATTGGTCAAGATTTTGTATTTCTATAGGTTTCATTTTTTAAACAATTCCAACCTCTTTTCTATCTTTTTTATCTTTCCTTGTAGCTTTTCTAACTTTAATATTTTGTTTTCTAGCTCTAATACTTTAATATCAAGCTCGTTAGGCTCCTCAACATATTTCATTATCTTGAAGAGCTTAAAGTTCTTTGCGAGTAAATCAATTATCTTATTTATAACGAGCTTCTGTAACATTATTTGTCAGACTTTAGCCCTTTAATCAACCCTCTAACCATCGAGCCGAATATATTATCTATCAAATCAATAAACCAAGGCTCTATAGTTTTATTCCATACGCCTTTAGTCCAACTAAACTTGCTTAATCCTGCTGTCATAGCAACACCAAGCTTTTCAAATCCGCCTTCTACAAAGGCACAAATCTTTTCATTAGGTATCTTTTTTAGTATAAAAAGCACAATACCACCACCACCTAATCCTAAACTTAAACCTAACCATTCCATAGTTATTCTCCTTTATTTTCTAATCTTTTTACTTTGCCACGAAGACTTCTTACTTCGTTTTCAAGTTTTCTTATTTTTAAACCAAAGCTATTTATCTTGATGTCTAATTCGCTTCTCATCATTTTTAAAAGCTTCTTATCTTGCAAACTACTTCTTATCAATTTTCTTCCCATTTGCTTAAATCTAACATTTGCAACGGTCTTTCTATTGTATGGTCTTTAAGCTTATCGTTTTGGATCTGTATCTTTGTTCCACCTTTTACAAACGGCTTTCCATTAGCAGTTCCAATATCGTAAGCAAAGAATGTTGTTTTCCAAAAACCAACCCTTATAACTCTTGCAGGGCGACCGTCTAATATCACTACATCGTCAGTATTCAAGTCTTTACCGAGGAAGACCTTTAACCCTTCAACAACTGTTTCTATTGTTGATTTAAACAATAATAGAGCAACGCCAGATACAAATAACCATACCCAGTTTCCTAAAAAACCTTCTGCTTGTTTCTGTAATTCCTCTTCGTTCATTCATTACTTCATTAACTTATAAATTTTTACACATATATATACGAATGTCGCCAACCCCACTAAAACTCTAACTAAAACAGGCAACCATTCCATCCAAGTAACAACCATGCCGCTAGCACCTGCTGTTACTGTTCTTAAGCTATCTAGCATAAATACTCTCCGAAAATATTGGAGGCGTTGAGCAATTCCTATCTTCCGTATAATAAGGAGAGGTAAAGCTTAAGGATGTATTATACGACCACCTTGAATATGGTTTCAGTTTTCTTGCTTTTTTTGGCTGATTTTGCATTGTACGCCTCCAAAGTTTTATCAATGTTATAACCCTTACAATTTACATTTTGCAAGTCTATTTTAATTCCATCTCGATTTCCATTATCATAGAACACATAGGCGTTCTGACTTGCTCTTCCACCGAGATTTAAAGCTTTTTCAGAGTAGTCATTGGCTCCCACCATACTTGAACTTCTCCCAAAACAATCTCCTACTCTAGCTGAATGGACGTGACCAAATATAACATAGTCTATTTTAACCCCTTTCATAGAGTATCTTCCACATATTTGGTTTATAGACTTTTCCACACCTGCGCTTATGGCTCCATGACCATGAAGCATTAAAAGGTTTTGCCCTGCTACGTTTATAACTATTTCAGATGGGTCACCATCTATAAAATGCACTTTTGATTCCTTAAATAAATACCTTAAACAAGTAAATATAGTATAATCATAGTTATCTGTAGCTACTGAATTTGACCAACCCAACTCTTTATTGGCACGTCCTTCATTCCCTACTACACTTGCAACACTTACATTAAAGCTTTTATTTAGGTCAAGTATAACTTGTTGCATTATGTCGACTGCTAAAAAGGTAGCTTTTGCCCTATTTGAAGCCTGATTAAGTAATTCATCCAGCCTTCGGTCACTATTCATTAGATCTCCAGTTAAAGCAACCACAACTTGGCTAACTCCATTAACTTTGAAATAAGCTGATGCCTTTTCTACAAAATATTGGCATCGTTGAGAGGCAACTTTAAAGTCATATTTATTGTTCTGAAGTTCAACTAATTCATTAAAGTGAACGTCACTAAATTGGATGACCCCAACCGCCCTTTTACTAATCTTATGACTTTTAGTGAGCTTGTGTAGTCTGTTCTTTTCAAAAAGCTTTTTTAATTCTTTGCTGTATTCTTCTACAGCGTTTTCAATTCTTGCGTGTTCTCTAAAGCCCTTTCTTTCTATCCTTGTAACATCTTGGGCTTTTTGCTTCTCTTTTCTATACCTGACATTCTCTCGGAGAAGCTCTAAATCCTCTATAGGATTGACAGTTCTATGCTTACAGCCCCTACACTCATATCTTTGTTTGTACTTATCAAACCCACTTTTGGTTAGACCTCTATTGTAGCATCTAGGGCAAGCTAGAACTTTATTTAAGTATTCATCAGATGACATAATTTACCTTATGGCGTAGATAAAAAGCAACTAAAGAGATTTTATTATTTCGGATAGTTCTTTAGCTCTATTAGGCGTTTGCACAGCCCATTTGGAATCAAGCATTTCTTCAGAGGCTTTTTCCCATTCTGCTTCTTCTAGATACGCTATGGTTTTCTTAAATTTACAAAATCCTGCAAAGCCTAATTGATATGCCATGTTAAGCATAACGTTTCTGACTTCTATGGGACTTTCTTGAAACCAATGAAATTTCTTTTCAAATCTTTCTTCTAATGCTTCTAATTTTTCAGTAAGGATCAGCTCGCAAACTTCTTCAGAAAGATGTAAGTCTTTAATGGCAAACCCCAC